CCTTGAAAAGTATCAATGTTATCATTAGCCAAACGTTCTAGTGTGGTAAAAGTTTGTTCAGCCTGACCACCAGAACCGCTTGCAATGTAAGCCCAATAGTTGCAAAAACACATATCTTTAGCCATTAGCTCTAAATCAATTACTGTGCTTTTACCGAAACCTCTTGTGCATACACAAAGCACATTTGGACATATCCAACTCCGCTGTACCATAAGTGCTTGTGCATCTAAAAGTTCTATGTTGAACATGATATCAATCATCTTCACTGGATTGCATTGAAAGTATTTTTGCATATTTGCAATTTTCACCAATGATTCTACTTTTCGCATAGACATATTATAAGATTGTGGTTTGACATAGATGCCATATTGCTTATATATATCTTTGTCATAATCTAAGTACAATTCATTTACATAATCAATTTTTCTCATCTGACACCTCATTTACTTGACTTTCAGTGTCGATATTTTCATTTTGGATTTTATCCTCATCTGCATTAAAAACAGAATACAAGTCTCTTAAATCTACAAGATTCTTGTTTATATCAATATTGTTATCATTCATGTAATCCTTTAGGTCTAAATTTTCACGAAGCAGAATGCGATTAATTTCTTTATATGAATTGCGTTCCTTTCTTAATTCAGAATTAACACTACGCATTTCGGCAATCATATCAGACCAATCAGATTCATCTAGGCGAAGTTGCTTAAATATGGAAGCATCACTTATTTCTTGTACCTGTTGCATACCTTTACAAGTAGCAATATCAAAACCATTTACTTCGCCTTCTCTAAGATTTAAATCTTTAATCCTTTTTATTTTACCAGTCCAAGTATTTTCGCCTTTTTTAGCATTTTTGTTGTACTTTAAAGAGATACAACTGTCTTGTGCCAAGTTTGTAATAACAGAAGTAATCTTTCCTTTGCTATCCTGTAAAGAACGAATAGTTGCAGAATTTTTTTCAATATCATTAACATCTGACATAAGTTTTGCAACCGTATCATCAATTTTAGATTGTTGAAGAAATCCACGAACAATAGCAATAGCAGAAGAAGTACGCATCATATCTTCATTAGCATCTTCACTTGCATCAAGTAATCCTAACAATTGAGAATATAAAAAAGGCTGGTCTGCTAAATCTTCTTTTTCAAATGGGTCATAGTTTAATAATCTTACGACATCCTCTTTATTTTTTATAAAACTATCATATGTATCTTGTCCCATATGTTGTTCTATTAATTTTGATTCATCTTGTGGTTTCTCATCGTCATAAACAACTTTTTCTTTAAAGAAGTCTGAATCAAAGTAAGTTAAACCAACATAATTTACCATTTGGATGTTCTTTGAATATGCAGACCACACATTATGTTTTACTTTTCCTGCAACCAAATTCTCAGATTCTTGAATACTGGCATTCCACACAGTATTAAGAAAAGGCTTTTGTAAATATTTAAGAGCAAGGATAACACTTTCTTTCGTAGGTTCGTGTTCTTCTCCATTCTTATCTACACGTAAAGCGATTTTTCTCGCACATTCACGGCAGATAGGAGTACAGGTCGTCTCGCCATACATAGGATCGGTATTGATATAAAACCCTTTTTCTCTATCTTTATGTTTTTTACACATCAAGCAAAAAGCTGTACTTTCAAATTTATCCAATTTCTCTTGTAATTCATTTACTTTTTCTCTTGCTTGTACAGCAGTCAATTTAGCTGGTTGTACTTCTTTTTTTGTAGCCAAATTAACGACCACCTCCTTTTTAATCCAATAAAAAAAAAGAGTATCAACCTACTCTTTTTTGTTCATCTAGTTTATGATTTTGATATTCTTCCTCGTATAACCAAACATACCCTTTATAACTAGGTTTTATATGTCTACAACATTGCGAAATCATATTCCCACTAAAACCATTTCGTCCTGCTTCATTAATGGAATTAAAAATATTTATTATGTTGTAATCATTATCAACTTGATAAATTTTATGGACTTTTACAGATTCTAATTTTCTTTTTACTTCATCACAATATTTTTTATTAATAATTCTATCTTTATCATTTACAAATTTCCATATATATCCATAAGCAGATAAAGAATAATGATTACAACAAGAATTAACCTTTGAAGGATTAAAACCTGCTTCTTTTATTTCACAGCCATGATTCCATATTTTTATTAAATTTCCATCTAAATCATATTGCTCAACAGGTTTCTTTTGTTTCCTATTTAAATGATAATCTATATCAAAATTATTATAATCATCTTTATATATCCAAATAAATCCTTTAACTGTTTTACTGATTCCTTTATTACAGCAAGAGTAAATTCCACGACTGTCTATATTATTGTTCTTCGCTGCTTGTGCTACACTCCAATATTCTGCAACAATATTTCCATCAAAATCAATTTGTAAGACTTCCTTTGGATTCCTTATTTGACTAAAATATTTTCGTTGTTCATCTGTCCATTCTACAGTTGTATAATTATCTTGCCCTCCAGATGTCATATTGTATCCATTTTTAAATGAGTCATAATAATCAATCCAGTATTTTTCTCTGTCGTTTAAATCAGTTTCTTCACAAATCTCTAATATTTCAAAATCAAAACAATCTCCATCGTATTTATTCCATGCATTAACAAGCCCTTTATTTTCTGATTGATTTGAATTCTTACAACATTCTAAATGTTCTCTTAATCTTTTTCTTATATCTTTTGCTTGTCCTATATACATATTATGACTATATATGTTTTCTATTTTATATATTCCTGTAATATTCCAATCAATCACTTTTAAATTTTCCAAATCTAATTTCTTCATTTATTTAGCCTTCTTTCCCTAGCCTCAAAATATTCATAAAATAGTGGAAGAGTGGTGAGGCTAGTTACCACATCACAAGGTTAATTACTCCTTGCTTCTTCCACCAAAACAGCCAACCATCAGACTCGAACTGACAAAAGCCCATCTACCAAAACCGACAAGCCGTTTTCCCAATTAAACTACGTTGGCACACAAATCATACTTATAATTTCTCTATTTCCCATTCCAATTAAAACCAAATATGCTATAATAAACCAAAACAACAATATAACTACCAAGAAAGGAATCAAACTATGCTTGTATCAGGTGAAATAACATGTTCAAAATGTAATAACATAATTGAATGGGAATATTTAGTACCACAAAGACTAAGTTCAAGAACATTACAAGTAGATAAATTAGACAAAAATAAAGTGCGTCCTACAAAATTGTCTAAATCAGATACAAATGAATATACATTTGAATGTAGATGTAAGAAATGTGATGCTTTAAATCGGTTTACTTATTACAGTGAACTTCATTTATAGCTCAACTTGGAAATCAACAATATACTCATCATCAACATATTGCTCCGTATTTTTTACACATTCATCCCAATGTTCTTTTACATAATCAGCAATAGCAGTAGATACTTTCTCCTTAATCTCAATAGAAGAAGTGTCTATTTCTTTATTATCATAAATTTTAATTCCTACCATATATTTCTCCTTTTAATCTATTTAGTCCCAAACAAAAAAGAGTCGCCTAAACGACTCTTTACCGATTGATCGCAAAATCAACCACAACTGTATTTAATATCTTATTTCGAATTCACCTGAACCATTAATTCCTTAGAATCTCTATCAATAGAAACAGAAAAGTCATGCGAATCCATGAACTCTACCATTTTTCTGTTTTCTTCTGTAGCAGGAGTTCTCTTTAATTCTGTCTTTGTAACAAATGGCATCGTAGGTTTTAAAGCATATCCATTCATATAATTTCTCCAAATAAAAAATGATTATTAAAACATACCGCCAAATATAGAATTAAAAGCATCCGTAAAATCAGATTTCCCCTCTCCTAAAATATCAATTAATTTATGTTGACCATATGAATTTCTTAATACTTTGAAACTATCCAATTTTGCTTGCGATAAAGTCTTGTCATATTCGTCATTCCCATATATACCAACTGGATTTCTACGTTTCCATGAAGAATCTAAAGCCGCTTTATATTGTATGAGTTTAGAATATCTACGTTGATTCATATTTATCCTCCTAATATTTCTATTCAATTACCCAAACCTATGATATACTAACACCAAGCTAAACTGTGATTGTATTACCACATTGCAATCCGTTGCACGACAGTAGCTTGGTATTTCTATATCATGTGGAAGTGTCTGTGTAAAGCTAGACACAATTTTATGGAAAATAAATTCTGGTCGTTCTGACCGACATATTTCCCTAATGCTAAAAAATCTTTACAGAAGGGAGGGTAGAATTGTTAGAAGTTTTAAGAATACTTATGGACAGTGGAATCATCACAGGTATTTGTATTTGTGGTAATTACATACTAAAATATGCAGTTACGGTTCTCATCTGCAAGACACCAAAACTTTCCGATGAGAAAGTAAAAGCAATCGCCAAGATGATTTCCAAATCCAATAAGTTTAATACTTAATTTTATCTTTTATGTTATTTATTTTCCTTTTAATCCTTGGTAGCATCACAAAAATGTGATGCTACTTTTATGTAATTCTAAATAGAACTACACTTCTAAGTGGACAGGGCAGGATTCGAACCTGCGAAGCCAAAAGGCAACAGATTTACAGTCTGCCCGCTTTGAACCACTTGCATACCTACCCAAAAATGGAAGCGTTTGGACTTGAACCAAATGCAATAGCCATACATTACTGCTTAACTTTGCTAACCTAATTTCACTTCCAGAAATAGGAGAGGAGCGACCTCTCCAAAAACATAATATTATGTTACAAAATTTGTGCGTTGCGCAAGCCATATCAGGATTCGAACCTGTATTTCTGATCGTAACCAGCGTTTTCTCCGTTAAACTAATGACACGCACAAATTGAATAACAGTGTGAAGTATTAACTAACTACATCTAGGATTTCCGGTTAATCCACTTCGAGTTAGTTATTATGCTGTGTTCATACTTTAAAAATCAATAACAGAGATAATTAATCACTATTACTTCCAAAACTTGCATGAAAGTTTTCAATACGGTTTGTTTTACGAACGCCGTATAATCGATCTCAACTCAACCTACCTTTGGATAGGAGAGTAGTATATATTTTGTTTGCCCATTTAAGGGTTCTTTCCGAATAATCTTCCAGCTTTATTACAAGAATCAAGAAATTCATCAGAAACTAAATGACTATTGTATTCTCTAGGATTGATTGGGGATGATAGAATATTTTTGTTGTGTTTTCTATATCTATCCATAGTTTTTTTAAAATTTTCATTGTTCCCGTTAAGAAACTCATCTGCTTTTTGTGGATTAAGGACAAAAGCAGAATCTGTTTTAGTGATTAGTTCCATAATACTAACTTCTTTCTTTAATTGACAAATTTGGGGTTTATTTGTAGAATAATAGTGGTGCTACTAAAGATAGCTGGGCAGTTAGCCTCTTCCATGGAGTACAAGCCATGTTTATATAGAAACTCGTAAGAGAATCTAGGAGAGGAGGACTTGCTTTTATGATTACTATATCATTACAAAATGCATACTATATATTTTCTGCTATTGCAGTTTTATGTGGAGCATCCTACAAGCTAGGTTACGAGATTGGTAAGAATAAAAGAAAGTAACTGTCCTCCGGCAAGAGATTAACAGTTACTTCTTTTAGAATAACGAATAATTTCAGGCTACTGTCTACTTACAGGTAGCACTTCTTTTAAAAACACCATGAGTCAAAATAGCGGTTATTCTGTCTTGATAGATATTAAATTATTTATTTAGCCGTATAATCCAATTACCGCTCTAACCGTCTAAACGGATAATTGCTTGCTTTTTATAATCATTATACTACATATTTTCGGGCTAATTGTCAAGTGAGAAATTTAAGGTGATTAAGTAGACAAATGTTGCGTGTTAGGTGGTGAATAGGGCGGTAAGTAGACAGATGTTGCGAGTTAAAATCCGAACATTGAGTCAATTACATCAGAATCATGATTTTAAATCAGATAAAGATTTTTCTTCTTGTTTTATAATTCCATCCGCAGAAAAATATTTTCCGAAATCATCAACCGCTTCCGCATCGTCATATACAGAAATTAAGTCTTGCGTAGACCACCCAAAATATTCTTGTATAATTTTAGGTGGAAGATTGTATTTACATAACCTAGAACATAACTGATGTCTTAAACAGTGAAAATAAAATGGTTTTCCTAAAATATTTGTACAAGTTTCAGCATAGCTATCCATTGTTGGTATTTTTGCTTGAACCCATTTTCCATCTTCCATAGTACAAAGTAAGTATTCACAATCAATCCCTTTTTCTTCACGTTCCTTCATCCACAAATCATAATATCTTCTAAAATCAAGAAGAGTATATTTATAAAGCATTTTTCCAGTTTTATTACCTCTCCCTTTGGTTCGGATCTTTTCGGGTGTCTTCCACATTGCATCAAATATAATGTTTTCATCTTTAAAATAATCAACTTTAAAACGTGTTAATTCACGCTTCCTTGAACCAGAAAACACTGCCAAGGCAACAGCACACGCAACATTATATTTTTTCTTTTCAACTAATTTATTTAGCAAATCATCTACTTCTTCGTCAGATAATATAGTTTTCTCTCTGACAGGTTCATTAACAGGACTTTCAATTCTTCTTACAACTGGTTTGTAAGATTCATATAAATCATCACAAATATTGTAGATGTAATTGGAAAGAGAAGATAATGTTGATTTAACTCTTCTCACACGAGCACTTGACCATCCATTTTCATTTAATCCAAAGTCTTGAAATCGTGCAAATTCACGTTTGTTTATGTCTACAAAAAACTTATTTTCATTATGTAATACATTCCAACAGAAAAAGTAATCAAGATCATGCTCATAAGATTCCAAAGTTGTCTTTGCCCTATCAATAGAACGAAGATAAGCTAAAAAATCTTTTTTTAATTGAATATTTTCTGGATTTACCTGTGTTAATAGTTCATCTGTAACAAGTGGATTATATACAGTACCTCTTGTAATGCGAGTTTCTTTCTTTTTACTCATTATTTCCTCCTTTCACTCAAATAAAAAAGATAGCTTTAAGCTACCTTTGTATATTTATCCAATATATTTTTATAATTTTCTTCATTCATTTCGTCTGGTAATAAAATATAATACTCTAAATTATTACGCTCAAATATTTCACGTTTTTGATTTAACTTTTGCCGATATTCCTCTTTTGACTTTGATTTTAACGGTATATTATTTTTATAAGCTTCTTGGTGCTCTTTATTTCCAAGAATACCTGCGAGTTCAATATAAATACTCTTCCCATTAAAATCTATTCGATAATCACAATTCATATTGCCTTTATATTCCGAATCTAATTTTTTATAATATATATTTCTAAAATATGACATTCCATATTTAAATCCATTTCGTCTTAGAAAATTGCTGAATTCATATTCATATAAAGAGGTAGTAACTTCTCCATCATCAAATTTATAGTTCATACCGTTACCGGCTTTTTGTAATTCATATCCTAAAGAAACAATGTATTCTCTAAAAGTCATATTCTTTAGTTTTTTACATACCTCTGCATATTTACGATTATCAGAATATGTTCCATATTTTCTAAAATCTTTATGTGTTATAAGTGTTCTGTTTTCAATATTTTTAACTTTATTGCATATTAACTCAATTTCTTTCAATACGTCTTCATCGGATAGAATACTTCCGTGTTTCCCAGTTATTTTCATACCGAGTTCTTTTTGCATTAACCATAACTCGCCCCAATATTTACGAATTATTCTAATTCCAACGCCATCTTTTTGTTTTGG